TTTGGTCAACAACTCAAACTCGCGGGCGTCGGCCATAGGCGAACAATTGTTAGACTTCCAGAACCATCCAGCAGACAGCGCGGCAAACTCAGGCGTAAGCAGCAAGTCAGGTTCGGCAACGAGATCTTTACCCAGCCCCTTGCTACATGCTGTGTAGTTTGACTTGCCAGTGAGTTGTTTCAGCCCACGGCCTCGGTACTTCCAGCCTTCGCCACTTGCCTCAGGGCCGTTACCCATCCGGTTGCCATAGACGTTGTTGGCGATCTTCTCGGGCTGGCGGTGATACTGCATCGCCATTTCCATGGTCTTGAACCGGCTAGGCCAAACCCGCATGAGCGCCTCGGCGCTGTAGTTCAGGTTCTCGACAAGCCGAGTAAAGCCGCCAGACTCATGGCCGCACTGCGCGAGAAACGCCGCGATCCGATTCGGGTTGTTGATCTCAAACCGCTCACAAGCAGCCTGCACAGCAGGGAGCCACGGAGCGGCGGTCTCGGGCCTTACGCCAACGGCAACAAGATGGGCAATCTCAATCATTTCTTCTCATCCTTGACACGGGAGCCAAAGGAGGAACCCAGCAAGAACGAGAACATTGATGCCATCACAGTACCCAGCATGAAGCCTAGGATGGTGTCAGCGAACCGTACGTTCTCAGACGGGATCGGGCCAAAAGTGATATACGGAATGTACACCATCGCAAAGATCGACCATCCGCTGATGAAGAAATAGGTGAACCGCCTCACGAACCAGTCTGAGGAGGACATGGCGTGTTTTGCCATGTCTCGGGCATTGGCCTTGTCCTTAACCTCTTGCTCCACCATAAACTCAGCGTGCTGCATGGCCCGCTCGCGCAAGGACGCTACGTCCTCCTGCGTCATCTCTTCCTCTGGCTTGAGTTCCACCCCGAGTTTTTTCTCGACGTAATCAACGCCCTTTTCCAGCACGGCGTCGGCAATCTTAGGCAGACCGTTGGAGATCAGGCCAGAGACGATAGAAGCGACGATTGGGAGCATGCTTAGCCTTTTAAATTGAACGTCAGGTTCTTGTGCCGGGGGTAAGTCACTGTCCGCTCCCCCTCTGGGCACTTGTACTTGATGGTCGCCAGCAGGGTGGCCCTTCCGGGATTTACGGGCTCTTTCTCCGAAATCTTCAGCAGGTACGTGAAGGTATCAATCTCAGGGCCAGCGGGGCCGGTGAACTTCGACATGCTGGGAGTGGCTTCGTGCATCACCCCATAGCCATCACGAACCGTAGGAGTGAAGCCTTCTACCGAACAGTCATCGCGCTTCTTGATCCGGGCTACCGTTACCTGCACAGGCTCACCGATCTTGGCATCCTTGATGCTGAAGTGCTCCGGTGCCCACTCAATAATGCTGCGGTCAAACCATCCAAACTTATCCCCAGCGCTATACCCGCCCACGGATAGGGCAAAAGAGGCAGTCAGGAACTGCACCACGGGGGTAAGTTTGGGGAACATGGCACTTAAAAATCACCAGTGGGTTTAGAAGGGCGGGGGAGTCGGTGTAGGAACAGGAGGTTGATCAACCAGCGGGGTAGACCAATACTGCATCTGGGCATTGCGCTCTGCCTGCACCATCTGATCCTCGTGCGAGGCTACGTAGGAGTCAACCCAAGGTTGGCCTCCTTGGACCTGAATGATCCAGTCAACGACCTGTTGCGCGGTCAGTTGAGCAATCGGAATAAACCCTTGAGGACTTGGGGGGGTGAGATATGTAACACCCGCACCATAGATTTTAACGCCGTTACGGGTCATCTCGCAGATCCAAGTCGATCTAGCCACTGAGTCGGGGCATTCAGGATACTGCTGAACGTAGACTTTATCGACATAAAATACGGGGTTTATGGTAGTCATGGCTTCTCTGCGCCGTAGAAGTTGCTGATGCTGATTTGGCCGGAAGTTGGAACACTTCCGTTGATGTTCACAGTCGTCGGGTAAGAGCGAGAAACTTGATAATAGTTTTGAGTAAAACCCGTTTCTGGGTCTGTGTAGGTGTAGAACAAACTGCCTCTGAAGTACGTCGTAGACCCAACTAACACAGACGAAACCGCGTTGGAGTAATCCGAAACGATAAGGACACTATTCCAGTAAATGGTGTTTTGAAATTGCCCTTGACTAAAATGATAGACATCAAGAGAGCCAAACGGGCCTTCACTGGTCGTCACCGTTTTTGTACTCGGCACTAGACCGCCGTCACGGTAATACTCGCTCAAACTGTGCGGTGCTGTACCACCCATTACACTGGCAATGTCGTTGATGCTCAGAACACCTGATGACGGGAGAACTGCCATTTAGCGGGCCTCCAGTTCTTTCACTCGGGTAGAAAGTTCTTTGATAGCGGCAAAAGCTAGCGCGCAGAGTTTTTCGTAGTCTACGGCTAAGGTGCCATCTTCACGTTCACGGACTGCCAACGGGAAGGCTTCTTGGACATCCTGCGCCACCACACCAAAGTCAGACTTCTGTACAAAGTAGCCGTCCGCACCGCCCTTAGACTCGATGTATTTGTCCGTCCAGTCAAACAGCTTCCCGCCAATCGCTTCTACAGCATCAACTGCACGGGGAATATCACGAATGTTTTCTTTGAGCCTACGGTCTGAAGAGTAATAGGCAGTGACGTTATTAGTTGCCCGAATCTCACCGGTGGTCCCGCTGGCGGTCGTGCCCACACCAAGAGAACCTAGCTGTGTGCTGCTCGCGGTGCCGACACCCAGAGCGGTTGCAGCATTTGCCGCAGTAGTAGAACCCGTACCGCCGTTAGCGATTGGGAGAGTACCGGTAACTTCTGTGGAGAGACTTACACTCCCGGCTGTAAACGCCGAAACCCCACTAGCTTTAACCACACCCGTCAGGGTCGTAGCGCCCGTACCCCCCGCCGCCACAGGCAGCGTACCGGCAGTCAGCGCCGAAGACGAGGTGGAGTAAATGGCGTTGTTGGCCGCAGTAAAGGTCGTCAGACCCGTACCGCCGTTGCCGGTAGTCAAAGTTCCCGTCAGATCAGTGATCCGGTTAGAGGCGATCAGGATGTAGTCAGATCCGTTCCAAGCAATCAGCGACCGGGTAAGCGCGGGGATGTTAACCCCAGTCGTTGCTGCGCCTTTGACCGTCACTATCTGATTGGTAGAGGTAGCGTTGATAACCAGATATACACGGCTCGCAGACGGAGCGGTGATTACCAACGTAGCTGCCGGACTACCCGTACAGTTAATGATGTGGTACTGCGCGGAGCCTGCGGATGTTGCGGCTGCTTGAACTAGCGCAGTACCGTTTGCCACCGTTAAGGTGACCGCAGTTTGGCTCCCACTGATTGTCTGAGCCCCGGCCACCGCTGCATCAAGATAGGTAGTCAAGTAGTCATTGACTACATCACCCCATGTGCCCGCCTCTGTGCCAGTAGTTGGCTTAGCAAGGCCAAGGAGGGAGGTATACGTAACGGCCATGAACTACTCCTAAACGATTTCTGTCTCGTCAAAGTCTTGAGCGCTATCAATATCCGACCATGCCGGGTTTTGATTGGTAGCGACTCCTTGCCAGTTTACCGCTTGCGCGGTCTCGATTGTAGGCCAGCTTCCAGCCTGCTCATTAACAACAGACTGCCAGCCCGCAGACTGGCTATCATTGACTTCAGACCAAGCAGTAGTTTGGGCGGCGTTAACATTTTGCCAGCTTACAGCCTGAGTGACATCAACCGCAACCCAGTCGGCGGTTTGCGACGTACCAGCATTCTGCCACTGCGCGTCCTGATTGTCACTAACAGTCTCCCAAGTAACCGGCTGACTGTTGTCAGGGGCCTGCCAGTTTGCGTCTTGAGAATCGTCTATCGTGTCCCATTGACGGGTGATGATAGAACTAATTAAGTCAGCAGCAAGTCCTACGTCGGCAATAAGTACTGCGTACTCGGGGTCAGATGCGACTGAATCAGTCGCAGAAGATGCGTCTTCTATAGAGCGGAAATAAGAACGCCCGCCACGGATAAGGTCCGCGACAGTAAGATCTTCGTGGACATCCGATTCGTAATACTGCACCCCGACCGTGGAATCGGAGATTGCAACGCCTTCGATGATGGAAACGAAGAACGTAGCAGCGGTATCAACTTCTACCGTCGCGTCCAGAAACTCATCTGTAGACCGGGGGTACGCAGGGACGCCGATAACTTCATCTGCTACCAGCGCAGACTCTTCGATAGAACGAGAGAACACCACCCCGTTCCAAGGCCCTTGACCCCAAGTCCCAGAACCCCAGCCGCCTTCTGTGTAAATGACCGCGAGCGATACGGCATCGGTAGCCGTGGAGGGCTCGCTTACTAACGGGTTTTGAACCGGAAACTCTGCACTTATCTCGTCAGACGCGAAGGTTGAATCAACTGTAGAGTTAAAAGACAACGCCAAATTTAACGTCACCGATTCGACTGCTACAGAAGCCTCGGCAACTAAACCGTTTAATAGCGCGAGTTTTGGCGTGACGGAATCAGATGCTACTGCGGTATCCGTTATATCTCTGCTAAATACAATGCCATTCCAAGGACCTTGGCCCCACGCACCAGAGCCCCAGCCGCCCTCAGTATAGATAACGGATAAAGATACGGTATCAACCGAAGAAGAAACTTCAGTTACGGCGTTAAAACTATCAAAGATCGTAGCCGCTGAAACTTCATCAGAGACGTATACATTTTCAATAACTTCGCCATTAACAACTGTTAGTTTTGGCGTTATCGAGTCAGAAACAAGAGCCGCTTCAATAACAGAGCCGTTAACAGTGGCAACCGCAGCTAAGATCAAATCCGAGCCAGCAGCAGACTCCTCTATACTACGGGCGAATACAACCCCGTTCCAAGGCCCTTGGCCCCAAGTGCCTGATCCCCAGCCGCCTTCAGTAAGGATACGAACTGAGGAAACAGAATCCGCAACCGCCGCTGATTCTGAAACACTTGACCGGGGCGCAAACCTAGCCGCTATAGAGTCGGCAATAGACGCCGATTCAATAACCAAACCATTGACGGTTGTTAGTCTCGGGGTTACAGAGTCAGTGCCAGTTGCAGTCTCGTTTATTTGCCCATTAACAGCGGGGACCGAGACAGATACTTGATCTGAAGCGGTAGCGGCCTCTACGATTGACCGGCTAAATACCGTGCCACTCCACGGACCCTGACCCCACGTTCCCGTACCCCATCCGCCTTCGGTAAGGATACGAACTGAGGAAACGGAGTCAGCGCCGGTAGATGTTTCTAAGGCAGAAGACTGTAGTTGCGCCCGAGCGGCTATTGACTCTGCAACAGTGGCAGTTTCTTGCTCAGCAGAGTAAAAAGTAGGTCCGGCAGATACCAGATCGGAGATTGTTCCTACTTCTGTTTCTGATCTGAAAAACTGCGAGCGTGCGCTTATCTGATCCGAGGCCGTTGCAGCCTCGATTTCACTAGAGAAAAATCTTGCCTGCGCGCTAGTAGAATCCGCGCCAGTAGCAGTCTCGGATTCAGTGCGAAAGTAGTTTCGCTCGCCAAGATTGCTGTCGGCTATGGATGCCGACTCGGCAACTACGGGGTTTAACCGCCGTATAGCGGCTACAGTTTCAGTGCCTGTAGCCGCTTCTGTGACTAGACCTGCAAGAGATGATCCCGTTATGGAATCAGAGCCAGTGGCGGACTCCGTTACTGAGGATGAATACCCAGAGTAACCCCAGTTAGATTGGCCCCAAGTGCCGGAACCCCAGCCACTGGACACTTATCCATCCTTAGGCGGACAGGCTAAACTGATAAGTGACGTTCAGAATATCCCCGCTAACAACCGCTCGGTCGCCGGGGGCTTGAAAGTCAGCGGCAGAGAACAGCGTACCGGTAGTACCAGCCTTAGTGTTGTTGCTAATCAAAAACGCACCGCCAATCGTGGTGGTGGCGTTCATGGTAAACACCGCCTTGTTAGAGGTGTTGGTAACAACGGAAGGATTGGCATTAGTTGCAGCGGCAAAGTTTGCCACCGGGCGCGTAGCTTCCGTGTAGCTGGTGTTTTCAGTCCAGCCAATATGCGAGGACGCCGTGTCAGTAGCAGCGGGGGTGTTTGAAGCTCCAGCGCCATACAACCCAACATACCAAGTGGTGATCTGAGTGGTAGCAACAAGCGCTGATCCAGCCATGTACTGAAGCCCGACGTTAACAACGAGGTTGGGCGTCTCAGCAGTCCACTTGGGGTTGCCGTCTTTATCAAAACACTCAACGATGTACTTGCCAGTGGCTTTGGCAGAGTCGCTCGGCATGCTATTAGCAATCAGACCGCCGCCAATAACATCCGAAGTTTTCGCTCGATTCGTCGTCACTTCAAGCTCCTATGCAATCCTGATGATTGCGCTTGTACTAGAGGCAGCGGGGAACTGTACCTCAAATGAGGTAGTGCATGTCTTGTCGCTACCAAAATCCAGAACACACACTGTGGGGTTCCCCCCACCTGACTTGTAGATCAACGCGCCACGGCACGTAAACGCCGCTGGGTTCCACGTTGCATTTGCGAAAGACAAATACGCTACCGTATTAGAAGAATCCGCCCCAGTCGTCGGAGTGACAGACACTGTAAGCGTAACGCCACCGGCAGTATACCCGGTGCCAGTGAGTTCACCAGTCGTTGTATATGCAGTGGTTGTCGGGCCAAGGTCAGCGGTGCTGCTATACAGCGCGATCTTAAAAGTATCCGACGAAAAATTAAACGAGCCTGATGCAAGACCCGTTTTAAACGTATTAGTCGCGCCTTGAACAAGTGCCATCTTAAGTCACCGGCTGACGGTATTGCCCAGAACGGTACGCATCCTGACGCTCCATTCCATCTCCAAGGCGCTTGGCAAGAGCAAGGGCTTCTTTGTACTTGCCATCATACAAGCCAACCAGATCGGCCTCACCCTTCATGAAGGTATACGCCTCAACCAGCGCTCCGTACAACAGCACCGAATCAAAGTTATCCCCCAGCCAAGTGGTGTTTGCGACCGTAATCGACTCAGGATAGTAGTAATAGTGAAGCTCGATGCCGTAAGCGATATCCGGGGTCGGCCCAAGCAAAAACGACAATTCGTTGGTGATCGTAACTCCGGTCACCGTCGGGCCAAACAAGGAGTAATACTTCGGAGCGCCTGTATCTGTTGGGGATGGATACGACTGCCGGATGAAGTTCACATCCTTATTGAGCAGGTACTCATACGCCCCAGCCCCATCAATAACCGCCATGGAATACACGGCAAGAAAATCGGTTGGGCAGGACAGGTACTTATTGCCGACAGAGGTTGTGCCGGTCACGTTCTTACGCAGGGACGGGAACTGAACAGTGTTGTAAATCCGCTGTTCTGCCTGCTGAACGAAGCGAGCGATCTGAGAGGCCGACGAAACCGTAGACCCATCAGCAAGTGTCGTCACCGGGAACTGATTCTCGGTATACGACTGAATCGCAGCAGAAAGCTCGCTGTAGTTCACGCCATCGGTCCCCGAGCAGTCACGCCCTTGGTAGCGGCACCGTTACCCCGAGTCTTGATACCCGAAGTCTTAGGCGCTGCGTAATCGTTGCGGTCGATATTACCAACGCTCATGTTCACATCGTTGGCGCGGTAACGCTTGCCGCCGTTGTAGCCAGAGTTGCTGATGTCAACACCAGCAGTGCCCTGCATATCGTGCGGAGGCGCATAAACCGGCGCGGGGCCGATCTCCTTGCCCTTGACCTTCATGCTGAACTTAGCCATTACTTGCTCCGCTGGTTCATTGCACGGGCCATGTTGCGACCGTACTTCTTCATATCGAGAGAAGTAACGCCGCCTTTCTTCATGCCCTTGGCGTGCATGCGCTTTTCGTGAGCCTTAACCTCGGTCTTGGCGATTTTTTTCATGGAATCCATGTCTGCTCCTACGCAGTCACTACAGTGACGGTACCAACTTGTACAGAGAGTACCAAGTTATTTGGGGTCAATCCAGCGTCATTTGCTCTAGACCCGCCTACGGGGTTCCACCCCCACTGAAAGACCCGACTACCTTCTGCATTAACTCCAGACTGGTAGTAGCTGGTATCCGGGCGTGGCTCACGCACGGCCTGCGGGTCGTACACGGGGTACATACCCAATTGCAACTGAGGGTGATCTGGTTCCCAGCACTCATGGCAAACCTTGATATTGACCTGTTTGGTCTTGATCGTGAGTTTGCGGAGTTCCTTAAGTTTATAGCGTTGCCCGCAGCGATCACACTCAGCAATCGCGTTCTTAGCGGAAGCGTATTTAGGCCCAGCCATAATCAGGCATAGTACATAGAACGTGGCACAAACCGCAGACTGGCCTTATCCCGATCTTCATCCGAGGCCAACTGCCACTGCATGTCGTATTCAGCTTTAAGAACGGCAAGCCTATTGGGGTCCATGTTTGGCAGCTTCATAGCCATCTTGTATGCAAGCCCAGCGACCATGCATTCGATGAACCGGAATGGAATATCCTGAGTTTTGGTACCTGTACCAGCGTCCTGCACTCGGCGCATACGCCAATACACAAACATATAGTAAGGGTTGCCAACCGCGCCTTGATTTGGGATAGGCCAGATATTGATGTTTGGCAAGTTCTGAAGTGTAACGCTAGCGCCAGCGGTATGAGAAGCCGCAGTAGTGCTGTTCTGTCCACGGCCACAGTAGAGCAGGTTATTCCCGCTAATGGCCGAGTACCCAATCGTTTCGTTGTCCAGCTTGATAAACCCTGCGGACGGCAAAGTCGAAGCGCCGGTAATGGCAATCGTAGTATCTGTAGAACCAATCGTGGCAGTCAGCGTAGCGGTGGTAGGGTTAGACTCGCCCGACTGCCGGTTGATCCAGACCTGAATAGGACGACCCGTAGCATTCTTGTTAGGGATCGTAGAGTACGTGGACTCCGAGATCCGATTGATATTGATGTCAGTTTGGTTTGTACCAGTTCCCGTCCTGACAACCTGATCCAGAAGATCAATCGTATCCACCGGAAGCGAGTAAATAGATTGATTTTGATACAGGGGAATCTGCCCCTGCTCAATTGTCCACAGGTTGATACCGCGATTTGCCCACTCAATAGACAGCAGGTTAAGGCTACGTCGAGCCGTGCGGAAGTCATAACCCGTGCGAAGTTCTTGGCCGCACCTCTCAAACGCCTCTTCGATAAGGTCGTTCATGTCCAGATTAAACGTCGAAGTGCCTGTCGTAGCCATTATCTAAACCTTGCAGTCTTTTTGGCGATGGTCTTGGGCTGAGATACGAACTGCTTGCCTTTGGACTTGCCAGCGCGTTTAGCGCGGGTGGTCGCAGCGTACTCGGCGGAGGACAGGGACTTGATCGCGTTTGCGGGAAGGTATCGCTCGCCAGTCTCGCTTGAGGGCTTGCCTGACTTCGTGCGCCATTTCTGAGAAGTCCAGTTTTTTAGTGACTGCTGGGGGGCTTTCACTTATAGCCTCCGCCTTTAGCCTTGTACTGCTTCGCCAGCAACTGCGCTTTACGGGCTGACCATTGCCCTGCGGCGGTGCCCTGCGTAGCGCGAGACTTGATGGACTCAAACAGCGACTTACGCATACCCGGCTTGGTGTAATTACCAGCCTGATTCACACGGGACTTAACCTCGCCGCCCTCGGCATACTGATCGAAATCAGTATTGTCTCGTCGTGATTTACGAGTTGCCTTGGGCATCTTGGAGGGGCTTATGGCCCCCATCCCACGTGAGGACATCATGGTTATACCATCCGGCCTTTAGTCTTGCCACGCTGAGCGCAACCGTCAGCACGCTTGGAAGCGGAGCCAACAACGCCGCCAGCCTTGAACGGCAGGGCTTTCTTCAGGCGATCAGGCTTGGTTGCTTCTTTGTAGCCTTTCTCCGTAGCAGCATCCTGCTTGGCTTCGCGCACCATGCGCTCTTCAGCGGTCTCGGCTTTGGGGGCCGGGGGCGGCGGGGGAGGGGGCGGAGGGGTTTTAGCCTTGTCCATGATTAGCACTTACCGCCTTTTTTCATAGCGATCTGCTTGGCCTTGGTTTTACCCTTGGAAGCAACCCCGTCGGCTGCGCGAACGAAACCACCAGAAGCCATCTTCTTCATACCGGCTTCCTTCTTCTCATGCTCGATCATGGACTTCGGAGCGCCCTTGGCCTTCATGAAGCCAATCTCCTTCTTGACCATCGCTTTAGACTCTTTCATGGAACCACCTTCACTGAATAGTGCCGATTTACCATGGAGGGTTTTCGGCTTGTTGAGACGCTGGAGATCGGGACGGGAGCCGGTACCAAACTTACGGCCCTTGTCTGCCTTTACAAATTCTTCCCCAACTGACTGAGGAATGCCAGTCTTTTTTGCGGCTTTCGGGTCATTTGCGACCATAGCCATCAGATTATGCTGCCGCTGACTGGTACTAGGCATTGCTACCGCCTTTAATAAAAGCATCAATCTTGGCTTCTAGCCGGTCAAGCCTGTCTAAAACCCGGTTGATATCTGTATGAACTTCCGCTTTGGTGACGTATTCTTTGGCGACTTCTTCTCTGGTTTTGTTGAGGAGAATTTCAACCCTCTTGAGTTCCGTTGCTTTCTCTTTTAGAACCCAAGACAAAAGCCCGAGTAGCACCGTCAGTACGGTGTTCCAGATACTGAGGTCCATTTCACACGATCTTCCCGCGAGTCCTGCCACGTTGCGCAGCGCCGTCGGCCCGTTTAGAAGCGGAGCTAACTTTGCCGCCCTTGGCGTAAGGAATGTAGTCTTCGTTAGGAGCAACGGAGCGCATGGCTTCACGCTGCATCCCCTCATCTTCCATATCCCGCAGGCGCTGCTTGGCGGAAGAGGTCAACTTAGCCCGTTCACCACGCACAGCGGTTTTATCTACGGCCTTGTCAATGGCTTTGCCGATAGAAGGAAACTCTTTGTCAATCTCTTTACCGGCGTCGTAACCAGCCATACCCGCTGCGCTCAAAAGTCCCGCTCGGCTAAGGGATCGAGAAAGGGCACGGCCACCCGCTTCTTGCTGCATCTTGCGGTTGTATTCGCGCTCGGCGGGAGATTTAAGTCCTTTGCCAATACGCTCGGTATCGGCACGCTGAGAAGCGACTACGTCCTCTTCCAGATTTGGTGTGAGGTCTCTAGCGTTGGTTTGATTCGGGGAACGGTATTTGTACCCCGGCTGCGCAGGTTTGTTTAAGCGGCCCATGTCAACAGTTCCATGCCCTCAGGCTTTTATTGATACGAGAGTTGGGATCATTAGCCGTCTTGGCGCTCGTGAGCTTCTTCTTCGCCCCTTTCATCCGGGCACAGAAGGAGTCACGGCGAGGACCGCCTTCGGGTTGAGGAGGTTTGAGCCCCGGCTTACCGGGGTTGGCAGCGTTATAAGAAGCACGGCCCTTGGCGTTGAGGCCACCCTTTTCGGATTTGCCTTCCTTGCGAGTCCAAGCGGGGGTCTTTGCCATGACGTTTAGTCATCAAATAGGTAGATCGGATTGCCGCCTACAACTAGTGTCCCAGTATAAATGCCACCGGGCCCGTAAACAACCCCCTGAC